GTAGTTTAACACAAACTACTGTACTGACTGGATCATTTAAAACTGATCCAGGAGCTAAAAAAGAGTTTTTTGATAATATTAAGTTACAACAAGAATTTGCACCACGATAAGGAAAAACAATGAACTCAGTAGACATGGCCAATGACCTAATATTTAGGGCGAAGAACTTGCAAGAGTTCACTGTTGAAACTGACGTACCAGAAGATTTTCAATTTAATGGCGTAGTACCATTTGACATGAGCATAGACAATAATGTAATATGTGCCAAAGTGTTTGCTGTTGATTTTAATGAAGCAGTTAAACGATTAGATGATTTTTTAGGAACTTGTAAATGAATTGGTTTAAAAGAATGGTAATTAAATGGGTGCGAGATGATTGGGATCAGGTCAGGCTGCAGCCAGACGATTGTTACCCAAGTACTAAATCGAGCCGTGGCAATTCTATCAGCACTATCAGTGGTCGTGCTAATGTTGATAGTGAACCCACACTTCAATTTAAGGTGTACAGTGCTGTGGGCGGAAAGATTGTGGAGTTTAGTCGCTATGATCCAAAATCTGACAGAGCTGATCGTCAAATTTATATCATTGGCAAAGACGAAGACTTTGGCGAAAAGATTGCTAAAATTTCAACCCTAGAGGTGTTACGATGAACGTACAGATACCAGCAGAAGGTGTAATGAAAACAAACGAATGGGGCGACTCAAAAGTTTATCGTATTGCTTGTGCATGTGGAGACGAAAGTCACAATCATAATGTTTGGATAGAAGCGGAAGACACGGGCATTGTTGTTACTGTGTATACCACTACTCAAACAAACTTTTGGTCAAAAGCACGTTGGTATCATATTTGGACTTTGCTAACTAAGGGTTACATTGATACAGAGTCCAGTGTGCATTTAACCAAACAACAAGCATTGAACTATGCAGAGACATTGAAAAATGCTATAATAGATGTAGAAGATTTTAGGAAAAACAATGAGCAAAATAAAAATAGCTGAGTTATTTTATTCAATCCAAGGTGAAGGACGCTACATGGGTGTCCCGTCTGTGTTTTTACGCACATTTGGTTGCAACTTTACCTGCGACGGCTTTGGTATGCCGCGTGGCGAGCACAGCAAAGAGCGTGATTTTATTGCAGCCGATATTAAAAAGTTTTTTAAATATCAAGATTTACCATTGGTAAGTTCAGGTTGCGATAGTTATGCCAGCTGGGATCCACGCTTTAAAGATCTAAGCCCAATGCTTACCAGTGAAGCAATCGTAGATCGCATTATGGAAATTATTCCTCACGGCGAATGGCAAGATGAACACTTGGTTATTACAGGTGGTGAGCCATTGCTGGGTTGGCAACGTGCTTATCCAGAGTTGTTAGATCATGCTAAGATGGCTGGTTTAAAAGAAATTACATTTGAAACAAACGGTACTCAAAAGCTAGCAGAAGATTTTAAAGAATATCTAGTAAAATGGCAGATCACTAATCATCAATTGAATAGAGAAGTCACATTCTCAGTAAGTGCTAAACTTCCAGCAAGTGGTGAAAAGTGGAAAGAAGCAATCCTTCCAGAAGTGGTTTGCGAATATGAACAAGTTGGCACAGCATATTTAAAATTTGTTGTTGCTACCGAACAAGATATTAAAGATGCAGAACATGCTGTAGAAGAATTTAGAACAGCAGGATTTAAAGGGCACGTTTATCTAATGCCAGTGGGTGGTGTTGAAAGTGTTTACGCATTAAATGCAAAAAATGTGGCACTGGCAGCTATGAAACGTGGCTGGCGCTACAGTGATAGACTACAAGTGCCTTTGTTTAAAAATGAGTGGGGTACATAATGGCCAAGTTACTTGTGTTAGGGTGTGGTAAAAAAGAATTTCTAGGAAACCTCAGAGACATTGTTGTAACTGTGGACATTAATGAAAACGTTGGCGCAGATGTGGTACACAATCTTGATGTGTATCCTTGGCCGTTTGAAAACAATGAATTTGATGTTGTTCATTTGGACAATGTGTTAGAACACTTAAACGACATTGTGAGAGCAATGCAAGAAATACACCGCATATCCAAAGCAGGTGCAACTGTAACTATTATTGTTCCCTACTTTCGTAGCAAGTGGGCCTGTGTTGATCCAACTCACAAACATTTTTTTACCGCAGATACATTAAGTTACTTTGTCAAAGGGCATGTGTATCATGAAAGATATGCCTATAGCGATTTTGCATTTATAATGCATAGTAAAACATTTAATGAAGGTATTGATCAAACTTGGTTTCAAAAGTTACTAATTCCATTTGCTGAAAAACATATGGAATTTTATGAAAACAAAATTAGTCCAATATTTCCATTGGAAACACTGACGTATCATATGGAAACTACAAAATGAATAAATTTATTGAAAAATTATTTGGCATTGATAAAATAAAAGCTCAAACTGAAGCCAGTTTAAAACAAGCTGAGGATGCTATGAAAGTGGCCAAACAAGCTACTAGTGCCGCGGAGTTGGCTCAAAAAGCAGAAGAAACTGCTAAACTGACACCAAAAGAACGTGCTACTGCCAAAGGTGAGCCGTGGGTTGCCGTTTTGGATACCCATGTCAACAAAGATAATATAAGAAATGGCTTTTTTGAGCTTGACTGGAACGCCGAGTTTGTAGTACAATTAAAGCAAGCAGGATACGGATTTGATGGAGATCCAGAAGAAGAGATTGTGGATCGTTGGTTTAAAGACCTAGCTCGAAACGTATTAGCCGACGAAGGTCAAGACACTAATCGTGGTGCTGGCTTTATTAATGTTAACAAACTTGCCGGTGGCAAAGCAGAGGTAAAATGACTTATATTTTAGTTGATACAGCAAACACATTCTTCCGTGCTAGGCACGTTATTAACGGCAGTGCTGATATCAAACTTGGTATGGCATTCCACATTACATTAAACAGTATTAAAAAAGCATGGCAAGACTTTAATGGCAGTCATGTTGTGTTCTGTCTCGAAGGGCGTAGCTGGCGCAAAGATTATTATGCGCCCTACAAACGTAATCGTAGTGACGCCCGTGCCGCACATACAGAAAAAGAAGCAGAAGAAGAAAAGGTCTTTTGGGAAGCATTTGATACTTTTAAAGATTTTATTGCAGAAAAAACAAACTGTACTGTATTACAACATCAACAACTTGAAGCAGATGATTTAATTGCTGGTTGGATACAAACACATCCTAATGCAGATCATGTGATAATTTCAACAGACAGCGATTTTGTGCAATTGATTGCGCCAAATGTTAGACAATATAATGGTGTAATGGAAACAACTACTACACACGAAGGCATCTTAGATAAAAAGGGCAAGCGTGTTATTGATAAGAAAACTAATGAGGCTAAGGCAGTTCCAAATCCAGAATGGTTATTGTTTGAAAAATGTATGCGTGGCGATCCCACTGACAACGTGTTTAGTGCTTATCCAAAAGTACGTAAAAACAAATTAGAAGAAGCATTTAACGATAGAGCAAGTAAAGGTTTCGCGTGGAACAACATGATGTTGCAACGTTGGGTTGATCATAATGGCGCCGAACATCGTGTGCTAGAAGATTACGAACGTAATCGTAAACTGATTGATCTTGCCGCACAACCCCAAGACATTAGAGATGTAATTACAGAAACGATTAACACTAATGCTGTTCCTAAGGCAATTGATCAAGTTGGTATTAGATTGCTTAAATTTTGTAACTTGTATGATTTAAAGAAAATTACGGATTCAATACAACAATATGCAGAACCATTCCAAGCAAAATATCAAAGAGCATGACACGGACTTTTCCAATTGGTTGAGAAAACTTTGGATTGCCAATTGTGATGAACGAGATGATTTACGTGAACCAAAATTAAGTATGCATCAATATTGGCATCAATACAAATGGTGGTTACGTAGAGAATATAAATTTCAAAGAGGAAAAGTATTATGACAGAATTACACGCAAAACCCATTGTAGATGGCCTACTTTGGATTGTTGAGCAAGATGGAGAAAAAGTTGGTACCCTACATAAAAAAGAAAACAACAAGTATGTGTTATGCGGTGCTAACGGAGAAATGTATTTTACTA